CTCAACCCCTAGAGACGAGAGGGAATAGCGATGGCCCGTCGCAACAACGCTCTTACGAAGCGCGCTAGACCGCACACCGACACATTCGTGAAAACGCTCGCGAAGATCACTCGGCGCGCCATTGACGAGAGCTTGGTGGAGATTGACGCACAGCTGGAGAAGTTCGTTGCCGCTCACCAGCCTTCATCGGAAGGCTCGGCGTGGTTACTTGAGTGGGTCACGGAGCCGATGTGGCTGGCGGCGGCACAAGCGCCGATCGGCTCATGGCAAATATACGCGCCGATTACAGAACGCATTTCGCCCGTCAAAGATGCGAACCATGCGATCAGGTTCAGCCGCGAGATTGACGCTTTGAACATGGCGCGACTGCTCGGCGTCGAGGGGTTCTACGTCCCGCGCGAACATGAATTCGTCGTCAGTCGGGGAGACAATAGCAATGGATGAGACGAGGGTGGAGCTGCGGAGTTTCAAAGAAATCAAATTCGCTGCACAGTGAATAAGCAATCAAAGGAGAGGCGCGATGCGCGACCAGATAATGACCTACGAGGAAGCCCAAAAGTTCTTTGAGCGAACCGAGAAGGACGCGCGGATGCGGATGCTAGCTCAAGCCTGCGTGGCATTCGCGATGCAGGAACGCGGCCCGGTCGATCCGGAACGCGCTGACCGTGACGCGCACGACATCGCATCGCTCGCGGCCCACCTGCTCGTCTCACGCATCTATGTTGAGGATACCGAACTGCGGCAACTCAAGGAGGAAAACGAGCGGCTACGCGATCAGATATTCGAAGCAGCTCGGACAACACCGCCGAAGTTGGTCCTGCCGCTATGACCAGCCCCACCGACCCCGGCAAGGATAAGGTTGAGGCGGTTGCGACGTGGCGACCAATCGAAACTGCGCCGAAAGATGGCACCGACGTTTTGATATGTTGGGCAGATATTCCGCAGATGGCGGTTGCCCGATGGGATCAGGCTTACTCCGAGATGGACTTTGCCGAGGGCGTTGGCTGGCGCGATTGCAGCGACTACGGCTGTGGTGGAATGATTGGGGCGATGCCAACCCACTGGATGCCGCTTCCAGCGCTGCCGAGCGCCGCAATCACAGCAATGGGACGATCCGGCGTAAAAGGAGGAAGGGGAATGACGGTCAGCGAAATCAGGGCAGAGGTCGAGCGTATCCGCAGCATTGCCCGCGACGACGAAGCGGCTCATTCCGCAGAGGATGGCCTACGTGAACGTGTTCTGCGTTTCATAGCCGATGGCAAAGCTGACGATCCCCAACACTTGGCCTTGGCGGCACTCGAAACCTCGAAGATAGATTTCCAGCGTTGGTGCGCCTGAGCGGCGGCGAAGCCGCATCGCCCTAACCCCCTTCCTGATACACCGCGTTTGACACTCGTTACGCATTTTGCTATACGCGTCTGTGGGGATTGACCCCGCCTGCGAAGGAGAAATCTGATGGCGCTAGAGGTGCACGAAATTCGCTGACGGGGAGCTTCAGCTTTTCATCAACAGTGCGCGCGAGGCTGAAATCGTCGCCTACAATGGAGTGGAAGCGACCACTGTCACCCTGAACGACGAAGAGGCATACAAACTCGCTTCGGCCATCATTGAATGGCTTGGGCTTAACCCCGCGCACGACGAATGACCCCCGCTGAACTCAGAGAAGCCCGCAAAGCGCTCGGTCTAACTCAACACCAGTTGGCCGAGCGCTTACGCATGGGCAAGCACGGATGGCAGTCAGTCTCCCGCTGGGAGCAGGACGGCAACACTATTCCGGGGCCTGTCCAGGTTGCGGTTGAATCTCTTTTTGATACACCGCATCGAACAACATCCGTCTAAGCTGCATTGCGGAGCATGTCGGGCCTTATCCGGCTCTCGTGCTTCGCACGGAACCTCAATCTTCGTTGAGTTTCCGCCTATCGGCTTCGATCCGGGGCAGGGTCTTGGCGCGCTCCAGCAGCGCCAGCGCGGTCAACTGAAGCTCCTTCGCGCTCACTTCCTGCCTCTTCTTCGTCAGACGCTTGTGAACCAGCATTGATGACGTGACGCCGGCAGCGCCACTCAAGCCATAGGTGAGCGCGGCAATCCAACTCATATCACGGAACAGCGCGCCCCAGAGCGTTGTCTGCGATAGGGCGATGAGGAAGCTGCCACATGCCGCCAGGCCGAAGTTTCCGTGGTTCACGCATCGGCTCTGGAAGCCCAGCAGGAACACGCTCCCGTATCCAGCGGCGAAGATCAGCAGCAGGTGAGTCATCGCTCCAGCGCGGCCTTCACCCAGCCCTCGTTGCGTTCGAGCCTCTGGACGATCAGCGTGGCGTATCCGGCGATATCCCGCCAACTGTCGTCATATTCCGGATCGCCTTTCAGAATGCGGCTGATCTTGGTCGCAATCATCTCCAACGCCGATTTGCTGTCATCGTGGAGCGAAGCCCAGTTCGGGCTATCGTGCATCGCGCGCTTGATGTTCTGTTCGATACGGCCCTGATCCGCGAAGCCGCCGTAGCGCGAGCTGCGTTGCGCGAGGGTTTCGTTGATATCGCTCATGCCGCCTCCTTGAGCATGTCAGGATTTGCCGTTGAGCGCCCGACTTCTCCAAACACCTTGTGATAGGTCACAGCCGTTGCCGATCGCATCGCGTGCCATCCGCCTCTCGCGGCGTAGGCGTCTCTCGCGGCCAGCGTCGGATGCTGGAACACGACCATCCCAGAATGCTCTTTCTCTTCCAGGTGGTGCCGATGTCCTGTGTGGCAGTAGCGCTTGGTCGTCCGGCCCCATTCGGGAGCGAACTGAGCCGCGAACATTAACGGCAGCTGGTCGTTCTTCTTCAGGTGCCCGTGATGGAAGGCAAGTAGGGTGTTGCCCCATTCCAGGGCGTAATATGGCAAGGGGGATTGCTCGACGGTGATGCGCGGCTCTTTCTCATAAAGCGCTGCGAACATCTGCCGGAGCCATACGGAAGAGGCGAGATCGTGGTTGCCTTCCGCGAGGATCACATGGACGCGGGGATGCTTCTCAAGCGCCATATCCACGACGCGCCGGAGAATGCGGATCGCGACTGCCACGACCTTCTCAAAGCGACCGTCCGCGTCAAGCAGGTGGCGGGAGGTCGGGGTGACGGCTTCAAGGCCATCCCAATGTAAGAAGTCTCCGAGCTGGTTGACGATCCCCAACTGGCTTGCCGGCGAGGCTTCGATCATGTGCCGAAAGCAGCCCAGGAGCGTGTCCTCGGCGATCTCCAAATCCCAATCGTCGCCGCCTTCCTTGCGCCAGGCCAAGGCACCCACATGGCAATCGGTGAGGGTATAGACGGTGCACAGCTGGCCGTTGTAGATCGTCGGCGGGGCGACCGCCTCTGTTCGGGGAAGCTCGGCTGCCAGTGCCGCGTAAGCCGCCTGTTGCGCTTGTGCCTGTTGCTGGCGGTCGAGACTTTCCTTGACCCACTCCATCACCGGCTCGCCAGTGCGGAGATCGGTCAGGGTGGAACGGCCCGTGACGACCATTCCCGCTTGCCTGCGCCGTGCTTCGTTGACACGGGATTGCAGGGTGGCGCGGTTTATGCCTTCCGCAGAAGCGGCTGCACTGATCGAACCATATTGCGCGACCAGCCTAAGCGCTTCGTCGCACAGCTCTTGACTGAGTGGACGTGTCGGCAAAGCATATGTCCCCCCGCCTTCAGCCTACTTCGGCTGAGGCTCCCGCAGTCTTGAAATGTTAGGTGATTTGTGGTAGCGCATGTGTCGGTTGCGGCGGCGTGGATGGACACGCGTGCGAGTGCAGCAGGGGTGCCGAACCGTCGCGAAGGTGTCGGCCTGAAACGGGTAGCACTGCGAAAGCCGCCCTAGTCGGTGTCGAGTCCGACCCGCAACCGTCACTTTACAGGCTCCCGCAGTTCGATTAATCTCCACGCCAGCCGGTAGAGGAACTGGCTTGCCGCGTAGCAGGCGCTCTCGAAGCGGGAGAGCGGACCCAAGGCATCGGGAACGCCACGCTCGATCTGGTCGCCGATCCAGAGGATGACGCGGATCATCATCGGTTCGGATCGACCTTCAGCAGTCCATCGACATAGTTCTGAAGGTGCATCAGCCTCAGTTCGATGTCGGCTGCGTCATCCCGCGTTTTTTGCAGATCGTCGGCGGGAGGAACTTGCACTCCATCACCATCAGCTCCGCCGCTGGCGGAGTCGGCTTGGGATGAACCGGAACCGCTGGAAGAACCTTTAGCGGTTTCATCTCTTTGCTTGCGCAGGCGCACAAGCTCAGCGTGATCGCGAGCATAAGCGTCATTCGTCTCATCGCTGTTCCTCTGGTATTGCTGCTCGACGGCGGCGAATTGCGCCCGATTCTGTGCGGCTGCGGCCTTCTGCGCCTGCTGATAAGAGGCGCGGTCGGCGAGGCGTCCGGCGTGTTCCGCGTCGAACTGCCTGTGCCACGCATCCCGGTCATGCCGTGCATCGGCGAGTGTAAAGTGCTGCACGACAATAACACAGGCGAGCGCGAGGCTGACCAGCTGCCAGAAGCTGCGGTGGGATAGCCATGTTAGAACAGACGTTCCAACGCGCTTGGCGAAGGCAAGAAGGGCGATCCAGGTCACGGCCCGTGCTCCGCCGGCCAGCCCTGCAAATGCGCCTGTTCGTGGCAAAGCAGGGTGGCGAACTTCTCAGTCGGATAATCGCAGGGATTGGGGACGAACACCGTCGCATCGCGAACGCACGCCTCGAACACTCGGTTAGGCCCGGCGTCGCCGCATTCCGCAACGGCACCTGTGCGCACGGTCATTTGCATTGGCGCACGGAGACGCGGCGGCGGCATTCCGTCGAATGTGTCGGTTATGGGATAGGTCGCGGAGGCGAGCGGGATCGCGGCGCAAGCAAGCGCCACCGCCTTCAACGGCACGGTCATGCAAGAATCCCCCGCTAGGTGGTGGGTGCGCTGGTCGCGTTCGCCTTTGCGACCCCGATGTCCTTGGCGCAGATCATCGCGCCGATGGCGGCAAGGACGGCTGCATATCCAGTCCCGAATGAGGCTGCGTCTGGCACTTGACCGTGCGAGATGACGTTCCAGATGAACGGGAATGGATAGGTGATCGAGGCCGACGCACCGATGATGCGGGCAAGGTCGAATCCGTTATTGCCGGGGTTCTTGAAGATCGCGAGGATGCTCATGGCAGCGTATCGTCAAGATAGAGATGAGTTTCGGCGGCGCGGCGCTTGACTAGGCCGGGGAGAATGCGTCCGTCCGCATAGACCCACTTGCCGAACTCGACGGCGGCTCCGGCGTAGTTTCCGGCCTTATGCTTCATCAGGAGGGTGGAGCTGCCTAGCCGCTTCGATCCGAGGTTGAAAACAAAGTCGGTGAGCGCATCCAATTGCCCCTGTGATACGTTGCCATTGGTGAGCTTTAGAACGCTATCGCAGGCGTGCGTGGCGTCGGCATGGAGAAGCGCCTCAGCCTCATCCATCGTGATTTTCTTGCCTTCGCTTACATCAGGACCGGTGTGGCCGTAACCGATCGTCAGCACGCCGACCGAATCGCGATAGGCTTTGAGCCTGAGCCCTTCCGACTTGCGGATCAGCGCGAAGCAGGTGGCGCTAGGCATCATGTCGGGCCGCTCGGTCGAGCCTGTCGAGCCAGTCAGGAGGGATCGGATCAGCCGCATAGCCTTCATACAGAGCCCTCAGCGTGCGCGAGATCGCTTCCTTGCGCTCGCGGTATTGGTCGTTGGAAAGGCCGCGGATGCGTTTCATAGCCCGAAATGCCTCGCAATGGCCGCGATGACGGCGACAACCCCGCCGCCGCTGACCCAGTGGATGAGTTTGCCCGCGCCCTTGCGCATGTGCTCTGCGGCCTGGAGCGTGCTGATGTCGTTGCCGTGGCGGTTGAGCCGCTGATCGACCGTAACCTTCCATGCGTCTGTCTGATCGTGGCGAAGGTTGGAGAGGTCCATCTTGCCTTCGATCCGGGTCAGCCAGACGGCGAAATTCTCGCCCTCGGTCATTTCCCGATCGCTTTCAGGCAGTGATCCTGCCCCATGAAGAAATCGATCACCGCGGCGGCGATCAGGAAGGGCTTTTTCCCGTCCCTCGCGCCCCTGCCGACCCACGAGCTGATCGTCTCGTCGGGATTGGGCTTTTCGGCATTGCCCCAGACATAGAACCAGCCCCTCAGATAGCATCCGAGGAACTGGTCGGCGGCCTGGAACATAACCTCGAACCACTGGAACAGGCGGTCGAAGCAGCCCGCGATTCCCTTCGGCGGCGTCACGCGATTGCCCCCTTGACCACGACAAAGTTGATCGTCGGAGCGTCGGTCGCGGTCCCCGCAACAGCCGAGTGAGTGATTCCGAATGCGCCATCGGTCACGAAATGGACCGAGGCGACATAGGTATTGGTCGCGTTGCAGATACTGACGTGAACCACGTCCGTGGCCGAAACCTCGGAGTTGGTAACGTCGAAGTTCTGCCATGCCGATGTGCCGGCGGCAGAGACCAGCGAAATGCGGCCGGTGAGCTTGTTGATGGTCACGCCGCTTGTTCTCGACGTGACCTGCGTGACGGTTCCGCCTACGCCCGTGTCGTAACCAACGAACGTGCCGATGCGATCTAGGCCGTCCTGGACAGTCCCGCCGCCCGTGGCACCTACCAGCGAGGCTCCGGTTGACGCTGATAGATCGGAATTGATGACGAAATCACCTTCGCTGACCATCGGAATGTTCTCGATGCGCTTGATGAAGGTCGTCGAATCCGTCGCGTAGATATCGAGGTGATATTCCCCGCTATCGACGTAGAAGGAGGCGTTGCCGTCGCTGTCCACCTGCGCCGCATTCGCCACGCCCGAGACGGCTTGAATGGGGGTGCCGTTCTGGTCGGCGAAGATCGACACAGCGCTTCCGCTCGCCGTATCGATCGCCCTGACGAAGAAGCCGGTGAGCGCGTCACCCCGCGTGTTTGTAATCGCGTTGACGTAGTGAAACATCTTGCCCCCTTAAGAACGCTCGAAGCTGATGGTCGCGTGGGCGGTGACGGTGCTTCCGAGGCTGTCCGTCACGCGGCAGGACACGCCGGCCT